AGCTTGTCTATTCGCTTCTTAACTTTATCCGAATAGTTATCTAATTCTTCTTCTGCGGGGGCGGCTTTTTTAGGCGCCTCTTCTATTAGTTCGGCCTTTTCTTCCACCGCTAATTTAGCGTCAGAGCCGTCCTCGTTCATTTCAACGGTGGCTTCCTGTTCATCTTCGCCAACATTAAAGTCTAACTCTTCTGTCATTGATTCGCCCATAAAAAGCCTCCTTATTACATGTGTAGAATATCTTCAGGGTCATTTACTAGCCCCAAGATTTCATCATCGTTTAGTAAACGAATCTCGCCACCATCTATCTGAATACGAGACCCTGCATATCGACCAAAGATTACCCAGTCACCCGCCTTGCACCACGGGCCGTAGGGAAATTTAGACTCGTCAGCATAAGATAGATCACCTACCTTCAACACGTATCCGACATTAGTTGCCAGTTGTGCTCGTTGACGGGTCTCCTCCGCAATCACAATTCCACCTTTTGTGGTTTTAGCACCACGATAAGGCAAGATAGCTAGGCGCCATCCGGTGGGTTGCGGAATAAGGTTTAAAACAGAGTCAGAAAGCCCGTGTTCATCGACTTTCCCTTCTTCGGTGTACGCATCATCGAGGGTGGTCTTCTTCGGCCCTTCTTCTTTGGCCACGGCTTTCCACTTTTCCTCTAAAGGCGTAAGTTTCTTTTCAGGTTCCATATAGGTCTCTCTGGTGGGTTAAAATTCTTCTGAATGTTTATCCAATTTTTCTCGGATAATTTGATCCACAAGTTTTATGCCTTCCAGACGGCCCATAAGAAAACGGTAGCGTTCCATGTCAGTGATAGAGCCATTAAGCACTATCGCCTCGGAGTCTTCCTGTAATTTCCTAACCTCTTTCAATACGCTTTCAGCGAATTCAAGCATGGTCGTTTTTCCATGAAAGCAGACAGTTTAAAGCCACCGTCTGGGGGCATACTTAGTAGATTTTTACTGGGCGGTTGCCGTCACGTTTTTTAACGGTCCTTACTGCCCCGCCGGACTTCATCTTGTTAGATTTTCCGGCTTTATTTAAAGCAATAGCTACAGCTTGTTTTTTGGCTGCAGCTTTGTTCTTGGGTTGACTGGCGCCTATTTTACCCTTTTTTCCGTAAGTTCCAACTAGTTCACCTATGTTTTTACTAATTGTTTTACTACTAGACCCTTTTTTAAGAGGCATTACCTGCCTCCTTGTTTAGGTGCATTAATTCTTTCTCTAGCAACATTCGCCCTTTCTTGGGCTATTTTCTGCTGAGATTCTATTCGAGCTTGATTAGCTTCAGCGTTCTGAATAATTCTAGCCTGATCAAGCTTAACGCCTTCCTGCTTGATCGCTATGTCCGCTTGGTCCTTAGCAGCGCGCTGCTCTAGCTCCCTAGCTTTCAGGGCCACTACTGGGTCTTCGCCTGTTCCCTCTCCTGAAAGCTGACTTTGGACGTTTTTCATTTCCATCATGCCTTCGGCTACTTTGATCGAAATCATTGCCTCACGTTGCAAGTCAGAAACCATGTTGTCTGGGTCTGACCCATACTCGGTAAACAGCTCTGCTTCTGCGGCTTCCTCTGCCTTTAACCGTACATGGTCTAAAACATGCTTTTGGAGTTCTGATGATCCCAAGGGATTAGCCTGCATAAGAGGCGACAGGCCCATCATCAGGTGAGCTGCAATATGTGCGTCGTGTTGTTGCCCGGCAAAAGCCTTCAACGACTTGTTGTCCGCCGCATCAGCGTTCTCGCTTGCAGGGTCCTTAGGTAACTGATTAGTTTCCATCTTCAGGATGCCGTCAATGTCTCGAACATTCATGGCCTGATAGACGCGATGGTAAGCCTCGTACATATTGTGCATTTGCGGCGCACTTTGAGCCAACTGCAGTTGAGCCTGTGCAAGAGTAATCCTTTGGGCCGCAGAAAACACGTTCGGGTCCGCGATAGGCAATATTGCGACCATATGGCTGAAATCATCGCGTTTTATGCAACGAGAAGCGCCGGGAACGTCATACGGGTATTCATCAGGTAAGAATTGCCCGAATCCTGCCGCTAACATCTCAAATTCTTGCGTCTGAGCGTAGTAAAGACGCTTGTGTATGGCAGAGGTCACCATTGAACCGCGTTCCAACAGCGCAAGCGTAGTGCCTACAGCGGCCTGTTGGTTAGAATCACCAACTTGCATGTCTGCAGTGCTTGCTAGGCGCTTTCCGGCGTCGACGGTAAAACCTAGAAGCGTAAATAGCGTCTGGCTTGGCTCTTTGTAGGGCAGAGGAAGCAGTGAACCGCTTAATTCAGCGCCACCGGCGTCAATATCCCGCCATTCGCCCGGCTGAATGGGGTTATCATCGTCAGCAATCCGTGCGCCTTTTGCTTTGAAGCCCGCAGGAAGGTTGGATAGCGTGCCTGCGTCAAGAAGTTGACGCAAAGCGGCTGTTGCAGTCTTACTTAGGCCGCCGATCAAGTGGACAAAACCTAAACCGTAAGCGCCGGGACCTTCAATCAACACATAATGCACAAAATACTCGCGGCGACACTTGTATTCGTCATCTTCTAACCAGTTTCTTCGTACTCCAACCACTTGTCCGCTGTTTTCGTCAATCGTAACAACGTAAGGCAGCTTAATTCCTGTCTCCTTGTTCTTTTCGTCCACATCCTCAAAGCCAAGAAGGTCCAAATCAACCTGAAACTCTAGCAAAAAGACTTCTTCAGGCTCGCCGCTTGAAGTTAAACCCGTAACTCGGTCTATTGCGTACCTAATTTGATCCCCGCCAACAGGGTCATTCTCTGGGTCGACTGCTACATCAAGGTATTCACCTGCAACAACGCGCTTTCTGAACTCATTTGAGTCCATAGATATACGATGGGTAATTCTTGGGCACTGAGAAATGACACTCGACCCGCTGTAAGGAATATAGAGATCGTCAGGAAGGACCAAACGACTAACCATGCGGCCCCGTTGTTCATCATAATAAACCTTCTTAAATGCAGAACCGCCGTATCCAACGTAGAATAGTAGTTGATCGAACTCCGGCGTGTATTCTTTCATCACCGACGTGATTTGATAGTTCATAAAGTCCTGCACGCGCGAAGCCTGTTGGACCTTATCGATAGTTTCCTTGCCCAACGTCTCAGTACGGACAGGGCCACCCGCAGGCATGAGCTCTTTAAACGCTTGCGACTGAAACTGGACAACGGCCTCTGTCAGCATTGGGTGTACTGCGCCTGCAGCTCCACGGAACGGTCGCGTGCGGTCCTCAATTTTAAGGCCTAGCAAGTCCATTCCCTTGGCGTACATCTGCTCCCAGTCCTGCCTAGAGGCTTTGTCTGCGTCGAATAAGGCAAGTAGATCAGAGGAAATATTGTTTAGCTCGTCCTGATCGATAACCTCAGCAAGGTTACTGTAAAACTCAACGTCGTTTTCCTCGTTAACCTCAATAACGGCGCTGCCATCATCTTCAAGGACGATTTCTATATCCGGCTCTTGTTCCCCCATCATTTCAATGATATCAGTTACTGGAGCCAGATTTACAACCTTATCTACGGGCATGGTTTTGTCCTATTTGTAAGTGCGAGCATTATACACAGGTTATTCCCAAGGGTACTTAGCATCTTGGACGTTAGTTAAAAGGTCTACTCCTGCTTTTATAGGCTCACCCCTAGTCATCCTTCCCCGTGTGCCTTGGTTATTGATGTTGCCTAAAGTATCCATAATAGCATTTTTAGCCTCTTGTCTAGACAGCCCTTGCTTCGCTAAGTTAAAACCAAATTTGTTGTTGAAGTAATCAAGGTACTCGGATCGAGGGTCAGACCCTCCCATCTTTCTATTAAGGCCTTGGTAGACTTCTTTAGCTTGAGCGCCAATAGAACTTAATGGGTTTTGCCCTGCGTCATATGCAAATAACGCATGGTTCACAGCGTTGAAGACCTCTTCATCACCTTTAATTCCCGTGTTCTGCCGAGTTCTTTTAGAAGCGTCTTTTGGGATCAGCAGTTCTACTCGATACTGCTCCCCAATCAAGCCTGCATCTACCATTTGATTTGTAAGGTCCACCGCCTCTTGTGATATAGCCACTTGGCGCTCATCATCAAAACCCAGAGCTTCCGCTCCTTTTTGAATGGCTTTTTCTATTAGTCCGCCGTCCGCTTTCTTAATCGGCGTAACTGCTCCTAGCGCCTCATCCTGTAGTCTTAAAGACTGAGGAGCTAACGCTTCGGCGTTTTCATAGGTGGAATTAAGGTTTCTATTCCTTGTCCAGTTGTAACGGTTGGAGAATTCGTCTTCAACCGCCGATACCCTTGGGGTGAGTTGTGCGACGATATCACGTATTTTCCGCTGTAGATCGGGTCGTCCGGCGAGTTCGCCAGTCTCCAAGTACCCTTCGCCATTTAAATTCTCCTTCCAGTCATTGCCTAAGTATCCTGTATCTGCTCCAAACATTGCAGCATCAAAGGTTTCGTTGTTGTCGAATGTAACCTTTTCTAGTGCTTTATTCACTAATTTTTGGAATTGTACATTGGGTAGTCCCATGTAGTCAAAATTAATAAATCTAGCCCCATTAGGTGACCCTATTGGATTAAACTCCGTGTGGCCTGCTTCTTCTGCAACCGCTTTTGCTATGGCAGAAGTTTCTCTGGCTGTTAAAGGCCTACCTATATTGATCTCAATGCCGTTTGCTTTAGGTCTACTTAAGCTTTTAATAAATGCGGGTCTGTGTAAGCCCACTCCGTCTTGCTTAAGAAGGATTCCACGAGCGGCGGCATAAGCAAACATAGCTTCTCGTGCCGCAGGTTCAGTGGCGTAGGTAGCTTCTCGAACAGCCGCGTCTAGCTTTTCTTTTGGCCATCCTTCTTCTTTGGCTTGATTTTTAAGCTTTGTAATCCTATTAGTTAATCCGTATTGTCTGGGGACAGTTATTTCTGTTTGCGTGCCGGGACTTACAAGCCCTTCAAAGTAACCGGGCGCCTCAAAGTCTCCGGGCGACAATATTTCAAATTGTTGGGCAATTAAATCATTACCATTATCGTCCAAGAACGCTTTTGACATTTGGACGTGGTAGTCCTGCTTAACTTCTGGAGTGGCTTCAAATATTTCAGGCATGTGCCCGCTCGTTCGGCTAGGGATAGTCTCCCAACTGATCTGGGCCAAGTTGTTATTAGCCGCATCAGCGTAATCAAATCCTGCAGCCGCCCTATCCGCATCAGTAGGCGAATACTTTAAAGCTTGATCTAGCCAGTTAGCCGCATGCTTATTTTTGTCATCAATAACTCTTACTTTCTTGCCATCTTTAGTTTCGTAGTGCATCCAACCGTTTTTAATCGACTTTGCTTCTACGGCATCCTTCACTCCCTTATTTTCCATTCGGGACTTAAGGGCCACCCAAATGGATGCTTGGACTTGTTGAGGCTCCCAACCAAGGTTTTCTGCTATCCGTTTTGTCTCGTTTTCTACAAAGCTGTATTGCGCGCTCGTAGGCGCGTCCTTATCAAAACCAAATGCTCGCATCATCCAAAGGTCGGTAGTGACTCCCTGTACTTTAGATGGGTCTACTTCCCTCATTAGGTTGTTGTAGAAGTTATTTGTTTTTCTGCCCGCCCAATCTTCGCCCTCAAACATTTTTTGCAGTTTTTTGCTCATGGCGGTCGTGTACATGCCTGTTTTAATTGGCTGACCGTTTTTCCACTGGTAGTAAGCTTGGATCGCAAAATCAAAATTAGCAGCTACGGGGGTGTTAGCCGATGTGATTGCAACGGCTTGGATTATTTTTTCAGCATCTGCTTTATTTCCACCTGTTATATCCAATATCTGGCGACCACTGCGCTCGTACCAGAAACGGCCAAACTCGCCTTCCTTGGTTAAATTGGTCATTGATTTTGTAAGTGCTGCCAATTTTTGAGGGTTATTCACCCCCTCTGGCGCCCCTACATATTGGCCTGTAGTTCCTACCCTTTTCCTGTCCCCTATTTCAGTGGTTATCTCGGGCCTAAGAGAGTCCACGGCGTCCAACATCTTGCCTGATTCGCTTTGGTCCGAGATTCCTAGAACCGTGCCCTCCGGCTCGCCCTCTGGGATAGGTCCATCGTTGGCCGTCAGGCTATCTAACAGTTTACGGGAGTCAGTCTGAACAACATCACCCGCAGGAAGGTCGTCCCCTACCGTAATAATTCCTTTCTTGCCTACTTTAGGCGCCTTTGCTTTCATGAAAGGAAAGGCAGACAGCATTTCAACAGTAACAAGCGACTCTAGTCTGTTTGCTTCTTCAAAATCACCTCGCGCACGTGCGGCATTAGCTAGGCCAGTGGCCTCCTCTGCTCTGTTAACTGCGCGTACTTGACCACTTACAGGCAGGGTGTCTAATGCAAAACCTACGGGGTCTTCCTTGGCGGACTGCTTAACTGCCCTGCCCATACCATAAATGTCCGCTATCATTTTTACCGAAGGACTGGGAGAGGTAACCACCTCTTTGCCGTAGTCGTATAAACCTTCTACAACACTCGGTATCCCCGCAATGACGTTACCAAAAATGCTTCGCTCGCCCTCTGGCGTAAAGGGGGTTCGAGTAATCGTCGTTAAGAGGTTGTCAAGCATGGCTTGGCTTTCGGTCTGTACTTGATCCGTGGGCCGTGGTTCTT